GCTAACAGAAATGTTATAATAACTGATGACTAAACCTTTTAATAAAGCCGTGTGCTTTACGGATATCCATTTTGGCTTACGCAATAACAGCCGTAGCCACAATGACGATTGCGAAAACTTTATCAAGTGGATGACTGCAGAAGCTAAAAAGGAAGGTGCTGAAACATGTATCTTCCTTGGCGACTGGCACAACAATCGAAGCAATATCAATGTAAGCACACTCAACTACACTACTTCAAACATCAAGTACCTAAGCGAGAACTTTGAAAAAGTGTACATTATCATGGGCAACCATGATTTGGCTTACAGAGAAAAGCGCGAAATTAACAGCTTACCATTTGGCGGCTATCTTAGCAATGTTCACCTAATTGACGAAATAACAACCATCGGTGACATGACTATTGTTCCTTGGCTTGTTGGCGACGAGTGGGAAGATATGAAGAAGTTAAAGAGCCGTTATGTCTTTGGTCACTTTGAACTTCCTAACTTTAAAATGAACGCTATGGTAGAGATGCCCGATCATGGTGGACTTAATGCAGGACACTTTCCTAATCAAGAATTAGTGTTTTCAGGACACTTCCACAAGCGTCAACGCAAAGGAAACATTGTGTACATGGGAAATTGTTTCCCGCACAACTATGCTGATGCATGGGATGATGAGCGTGGTTGTATGTTCTTAGAGTATGGTGGAGAGCCAGAATTTAGAACCTGGCCTGCGGCTCCTAAGTTTAAAACACTTACTCTAACACAAGCTATCGACCGTCACGCAGAATTGTTTGACAGTCAAACATTTGCTCGTATTACCATTGATGTTGACATTAGCTATGAAGAGGCCAGCTATGTTAAAGAGCAATGGGTTGAAGCATATAATATGCGCGAGCTATCTCTAATTCCTGGCAAGAAGGAAGAACATGCTACAGAGTGGACTGGTGGTGAGATTCAATTTGAATCAGTTGATGCTATTGTTCTAAATCAGATCCAGGCAATTGACTCGGATGTTATTGATCGTCAAATGCTTACAACTATCTATCAAGGACTTACACATTGATTAAGTTTAAGAATCTTACAATTAAGAATTTTATGAGCGTGGGTAATGTTACCCAAGGCTTACAAATGGACAAGTATGGTATGACGCTTGTCCTTGGCAATAACTTAGACTTGGGTGGCGATGGTGCTCGTAACGGTGTAGGTAAAACTACAATGGTTAATGCACTATCTTATGCTATCTATGGCTCAGCGTTAACAAACATCCGTAAAGAAAACTTAATTAACAAGACCAACGGCAAGAACATGTTGGTTACTGTTGAGTTTGAAAAGAACGGCAACAAGTATACCATTGAGCGCGGGCGTAAGCCTAACTTACTACGCTTCTTTGTTGACGACCACGAAGTAAACGAAGCTAACACAGACGAAGGTGCTGGTGAGAATCGTGTTACCCAAGAAGCCATCGAGCGTGTAGTTGGTATGAGTGCTGAAATGTTCAAGCATCTTGTTGCCTTGAACACTTACACCCAACCCTTCTTAAGTCTTAAAAGTGGAGAGCAACGCGACATTATTGAAGAATTGCTTGGCATCACTCAGCTAAGTGAAAAGGCTGAGATCCTTCGTGAGCAAATTAAAACCAGTAAAGAACAAATCAGAGATGAGGATGCTAGAATTAAGGCGCTACAAGAAAGTAACACACGAGTTCAAACCAGTATTGATGACCTTGAGCGCAGGAGTCGGATCTGGGCTAACAAAAAAGTCGACGACATTCGGGCATATGAGTTAGCAATCGTAGAACTTGAAGGCACTGACATTGAAGCCGAACTAGAGGCGCATCGTGCTTTGGTTACTTACAAGGAAAATGAAAGTCGCCTAAAGTTAGCCAATAAAGAATTGGCTACTCGACAAAGCAATGTTAAGAAACTACAAGACGCTCTTGCTGTGGCTCAAAAAAGTCTTGCTGATATTTTAGAGCACCGTTGCCCAAGTTGCGGGCAAGATGTGCATGATGCCCAGCACGACAAAATGAGTGCCAGTGCCCAAGAAGCTGTTGAGCTTACTGTAAATGCACTAAAAGAGGAACATGGATTCCTGGCTCATGCTGACATGGCGGTGAGAACCATTGGGGAGTTGGGTGAGCGGCCTCGCACAAAGTATCCTAATGTTGAAGATGCGGCGGCCCACAAGAACAATCTGGAAAATATCAAGAAGCAACTTGAAACAAGGATCGCCGAAGAAGATCCTTATCAAGAACAAATTGAAGCACTCAAACAAACAGCACTAGCAGAAGTTAGCTGGGACGAAATCAATCGTGTTAGCAAACTGCTAGAGCACCAAGATTTCTTGCTTAAATTGCTAACAAGCAAAGACTCATTTGTCCGAAAACGCATTATTGAGCAAAATCTTGCGTATTTGAATCACAGACTAAGCTATTATCTTGATAAGTTACAATTACCGCACCAAGTTACTTTTAAAAGCGACTTGGAAGTTGATATTAGTCAGCTAGGCCAAAGTTTCGATTTTGATAACTTGAGCCGCGGAGAGAGAAATCGATTGATTCTAGCACTAAGCTGGAGTTTTAGAGATGTCTATGAGAGTTTTACTGAGCCAATGAACTTGATGTTCATTGATGAGTTAGTAGATTCTGGAATGGATAGTGTGGGCATTGAAAACTCGATGTCTGTTTTGAAAGCTATGGGTAGAGAAATGAACCGAAATATCTTCTTAATCTCGCACAGAGATGAGTTAGCTAGCCGTGTTAACAATGTACTCATGGTTGTCAAGCAAAATGGATTCACCATGCTTGACACAGACACACAAATAAACGAAATTAACTAAGGAGACATTATGTCAAATCACGATACGCTATTAGAGCAGTTTGAAATTTACAAAGCAGAAAACGAAAAGTTTGCTGGTAAAGGTGTAAAAGCCGCGGCCGCTCGTGCTCGTAAAGCATTACAAGAAATGAGCAAGGCTATCAAAGAACGCCGTAAAGAGATTACTGCTGAAAAAGAAGCTTTAGCGGCTACAAAGTAATATGACATGGTACTATCAAGGTACCATTGTTGACGAACTACCTGAAGATTGTGTTGGTTTTGTTTATTTGATTACAAACAAAACCAACAATCGGAAGTATGTTGGTAAGAAGTTAGCAAAGTTCTCTAAGACTACCTATAAAGTTGTCAAACAAAAGAACGGTGTTAAGAAGAAGAAGCGTATTCGCAGTAAAATTGACAGCGATTGGCAAACCTATTTTGGTTCTAGTCCGGAGTTGAGCAAAGATGTTGAACTTCTAGGTGAAGAAAACTTTACACGGGAGATTTTACATTACTGCAAATCAAAATCTGCTTGTTCTTACCTAGAAGCTAAAGAACAATTTGACAGAAAAGTACTTGAAACAATGGATTACTATAACGGGCACATTCAGGTTCGTGTTCATGGCTCTCATATTCTTGACAAATTATAACAACGGCACTTAACTATACCAGCTCAACTAATAACTACATACTCTATCACATACTCATCCTGGCTAATACACTACGCAATGTAGACAATACACTTTAAATTCTATTAGCAAACCCCCAAAAGATAAGATTACTACTGATAGGCTTGTGTCGCCGGTATAAGACACCCATAAAACCTGGCACTTGGGTTGCACAGGGGAAGGAACTTCCGACGCAGTAGCGGAGACTTGCTGTCACTATCCTTAACAGGACGCAATTCATGGCATGGAACGAATTGACACAAGTATACGAATGCTAAAATGAGCAGGCTCTGGTGAACTATTACAACCTGCATACAGCATTAGCGATTTCAACTAGGCTAATGCAGTAGCGTTACAATAAGATGAGCGTAAAAGGGTACAGCGTAACCGCCCTTACTTTAATGAGTTGCTTTAGTTGAAGGTGGCTTGGACTTCGGTGTCAAGTTTTTCTTAGCCTTGCTTAAGGCTAAGTGTGACTGAATCATCAGTGTCAAGTAATCAAAATGTTAATCACTTGTTTTTACTCTAGTTTATCGTGTTAAATCAAAAAAAATGTATCTCTAAGATACAATGAATGAGCGAGAGCGAAGCGATGCGAAATTCAAGGGCGAAGTATTCGCCCTACCGAATATGATAAATGTCTAGAAGCGACTTCGAGCGAAACCCTTCTTGCCATACATAGCTTCGGTTCTTTCTTTGATGACTTCGCTGAGTACTTCGCGTTCCAGGTAAGTCATGTACCAGACACTATCTGGATCTATGCCTCCCCATACGCTTAGGGTTGTTACTTCCTTGACCAGGGCTCTTGCCTCGTTTTCTATACCTTCAATAAAGCGGCGTATCGCTTTATTGTCGGTACCGAGCATCAAGAGCCTACGCCGAAAAAACTTGTTGGGTCAAACAACATGTCTGACTTATAGCTTTCTCCACAATGATCGCATTTAACTTCGACTGTGCGAGTAATGCCGTACTCGCC